ATTAGATATACTAAAGTTCAAAATAGACTATATATTGATCTAGATTGGGGTATGCAAACCAAAGATGATTTTATTGTAATAGATTGCTATCGTGCATTAAATCCAAATGATTTTACTAAAATGTATGATGATATTTGGGTTAAGAAATATACAACTGCATTGATAAAGAAACAGTGGGGACAAAATTTATCAAAGTTTGAAGGCATTCAAATGCCAGGTGGAGTAACATTCAATGGTCGCCAGTTATATGATGATGCAGTGCAAGAAATAGATAAATTAGAAGAGAGTTTGATGACGACTTATTCATTACCACCACTTGATATGATAGGATAATGAAAAACGTTTACTTTTCCCACGGAACTTCTTCAGAACAAAGACTCTATGAGGATTTGATCATAGAGTCTTTGAAAATATATGGATTTGATGTTTACTATTTGCCAAGAGAGGTTGAAATATCAGATCACTTATTTGGAGAAGATACTTTAGTTAAATTTGATGAAAATTATATGATTGAAATGTATCTATCAAATTATGAAGGGTTTGCTGGGGAAGGAACATTATTAACTAGATTTGGAGTTAGAATTGCAGAAGAAGCTACATTTATAATCTCAAAAAGAAGATGGGAAGATTTGACAGATAATTCAAATAATTTAATTACTAATAAAAGACCTAATGAAGGCGATGTAATTTATTTTCCATTGACTAATCAATTATTTCAGATTAAATTTGTAGAACACAATAAACCATTTAGGCAATTAGGACAAATTGCAACATATCAGTTGGTTTGTGAAGTCATGGAAGATTCTAGCGAAAGGCTAGATACTGGAGTATCTGAAATAGATAAAATTAGAAGGTCGGAAGGATACTCAATTACATTCCAGCTTAGCGATGGAATTAAACAGATTAATGTTACAAATCAAGGAAATAATTATATTCCAGCGTCCACTATAGTAGCTTTCGGCTCAGTAGGACAAACTGTTATCGCTACTGCATCTGCGACTGTATCTGCTGGAAAAGTTGTTGCTATAACTGTTACCAATCCTGGACTGGGATATACTACAGTGCCGGGAGTTGCAATTAATGGAGCAGGAACTGGGGCAACTGCACAAGCAATATTGGTATCAAAGGGAAATTATTTATATAAAGAAACCGTAATTGGTTCGGTTAGTGGTGCAACTGCAGAAGTAGTACGTTATGATGTTAGTACTAAACAACTTGAGCTTATAGATATAATAGGAACATTTGTTGATAATGATTTGTTAATTGGACAATCCAGTGGAGCTGAATGGGCAATTTATTCATTCAGTTCTATAGAAAATCAAAATGATGATTTTAATGAAAACAAATGGTTTGAAGACGAAGCAAATGAAATTATTGATTGGTCTGAAAAAAATCCATTCGGTGAATATTCAAATATGGGAGACTTTTAATGTTAGGCACACATTTTTATAACGAATCTATTCGTAAAACTATTGTTGGATTTGGCACATTATTCAATAATATAGAACTTCGTCGCAAAGATAAAGATGGAGTTGTTAAACAAACAATTAAGGTTCCTCTTGCATACGGACCCTCAGAAAAATTTATTGCTAGGGTAGAAGCAGAACCAGATCTAGACAAAAGAAGACCAACTCAAATTCAATTGCCTAGAATTTCTTTTGAAATGAGATCAATTTCATATGATGCAGGAAGAAAACTCGGTCCAACTCAAATATGCAGAACTCCAAAATCTGGAGATACAGAGAAAACATATTCCCATTATTTACCAGTACCATATAATTTAGATTTTGAAGTTGCAATCATCAGCAAAAATAATGATGATGCGGTTCAAATTTTAGAACAAATTTTACCATTCTTTCAGCCATATTTTTCAATCACTATCAATATGGTGGCTGAGACAAATGAAAAAAGAGATATTCCAATTTTATTGAATAATGTTTCTATTCAAGATGACTATGAAGGAGATTTTACACAAAGAAGAACAATCATTTATACTTTAACATTTACTGCTAAAAGTTATATTTACGGTCCTGTTACTACTTCTGAAGTTATTAAAAAAGTTAACGTTGATATTGGAACTGCCATTGAAGCTAATAGATACGTTACTTATAGTGTATCGCCAAAAGCTCTTGAAGATTTAAATGATGATGGTCAAATTAATTCTGCAGACGATTTGTTAGTTGAAGCAGATGACAATTTTGGATTTAATGAAATTTGGACTCAATAATTATGTCAACATACGATAACTTAGACGATACTTTTAATATTATTCCTAAAAATTTTGAGGAATCAACTGAAATAGTTGAAGTAGATTCTGATTTGGATCATATTGAAGCTGACTATCAGTATAGTAGAAATCAATTATACAAATTAATCCAAAAAGGTCAAAAGGCTATTGATGGCATTATAGATGTAGCTTCAGGCAGTGATCATCCAAGAGCCTATGAAGTTGCTTTCCAGGGCATGAAGCATGTCTCAGATATGACTGATAAATTGATTGACCTACAAAAGAAAATGAAAGCAATTGAAGAAGATGCTCCGCAAAGAGGTCCATCTACGATTAATAATACCATGTTTGTTGGATCTACTGCAGAATTGCAAAAGTTTCTAAAACAATCAAAAATAAATAATACAGAAGAATAGGAGTATTTTAATGTCTGTACTTAAGGTTGTCCAAAATATTGCTGCGGTGGCGTGTACTGGTGGTAACGCTACACAGTCCGCTGCAGTAATTGTACGAAGTGGAATTTATCGTTTTACTGCTGATGCTAGTGATGCAATTCATGTAGCATGGGGTGGCAATCCAACTGCGGTAGATGGGAATGATTTTCATATTCCAAAAGAAAGTTCTGAAATCGTAAAGTGTGCTACTCCAAAAAGAGTAAGAATTACTTCAATCACTAAAGGTGCAACCAACACAGTGATGAATATTCCTCTTGATACTGGTACTCCTGGACATCCTTTTGCAGTTGGTGATTATGTAACTCTTACTGGATCTTCCGTTGCTGCATACAATACTGGCATTGCACACTTAGCAGTTACAGCAGTTACTGATACTTCAATCACTGTTGCATTAAATTCATCTTCATATGCAGATTTTACTGGAACTGCAACTCTTTCAAATTCAATTAAATTTTCCGTAAAGCCTGATGGTAATGGCGCTGCTACAGGACATATTACTGAAGTTCAGATTGTAGGTGGATAATGGCACACAAAAAAGTTCCAACTGAAAAAGAAATTGCCAAAAAACATGGTGTATCAGTAGATTACGTTATCCGACAAGCTGAAGTCGGATCTACTGTAGAAAGAGAACATGTCACAAAGCATGACGAAGCTTACAATATTGCACTTCAGCACATTGCAGAATTTCCAGATTACTACAAGCACTTACTCAAAATGGAAAAGAAACTAAAAGGGGAATGGAAAAACGGCAAAAAAGCTGTTAAGGAAGAAAAGGAAGAGGTACGTTATTGCCATCTTTGTGAAAAAGAAGAAACTAAATCTCAGTGTTCATATGGCCCAAGTGCATGGGAGATGAATTCTAGAAAACTTCTTACCATGAAGGAAGATCATAAAGAGATTGATTCTGGGAAAATCAAAGATCATGAAGGTTACATGGCAAGACTTGAGCTAGATCAAATGGAAAGATCTATCGCTATGCTTCGTAAAGTTATTCGTAAATCAGATCAGCAACTACCTGCATGGGTTCAGTCTAAAATTACTAGGGCTGCCGACTTTGTAGACACTGCTGCAGAATATCTTGCATCAGATGAAAAAATTAGTGAGGGAAAATCATTTTCACAGTTCATGAAAGAGGCAAGCTTTGAGATTGGTGCTGGACACAAATCTGTTCAGAAGCAAGCAAAAATTGGAAAACTTGCAGATAAAACTGATAATCCTAACGAAAGGAAGGTGGCAAACACAATGAGAAAAGGTCCAGTATGGAAAAAACCAAAGTTATAATAACATATTATGAGTGAAAGATCTAGTTATAAAGGTAATCCTAACCTAAAACCTTCTAACGTACAAATACAATTTACTTCTGAACAATTAGAAGAGTATTTAAAGTGTCAAGAGGATCCAATTTATTTTGCTAAAAAATATATCAAAATTGTTTCTCTTGACGAAGGTTTGGTCCCATTTAAAATGTGGGACTTTCAGGAAAAATTAATTGATAATTTCCATAAGCATAGATTCAATATTGCGAAGCTTCCTAGACAAACTGGTAAGTCAACAACTGTTGTATCTTACCTGCTTCACTATGCTCTTTTTAACCCAAACGTAAAAATAGCGATTCTTGCAAACAAAGCGGAGACCTCAAGGGAACTTCTATCCAGATTGCAGTTATCATATGAAAATCTACCTAAATGGCTACAGCAGGGCGTGGGTTCTTGGAACCGTGGCTCACTGGAGCTAGAGAACGGATCTAAGATTATTGCTGCCTCTACCTCCTCATCTGCTGTCCGAGGGAACTCATTTAACATCATTTTCTTGGACGAATTTGCGTTCATTCCAAACCACATTGCAGAGCAGTTCTTCAGTTCTGTATACCCAACCATTTCATCTGGTAAGACAACCAAAGTTATTATCATTTCCACTCCAAATGGAATGAACATGTTCTACAAATTCTGGCATGATGCAGAACGAGGAAAGAACAGTTACACCCCTCTTGAAGTTAACTGGTGGGATGTCCCAGGTAGAGATCAGAAGTGGAAAGAAGAAACTATTGCAAACACTTCTCAAAGACAGTTTGAGCAGGAGTTTGAATGTACCTTCCTGGGATCTGTTGACACTCTTATCAATCCAAATAAACTTCGTTCCATGGTGTACGAAGATCCACTAAAGAGAAGTGGAGGATTGGATATCTATGAAGAAGTTATTGAAGGTCATGATTATGTAATGACTGTTGACGTTGCCAGAGGAGTTGGCAATGATTACTCTGCGTTTGCTGTTGTAGATGTTACTACTATCCCATATAAATTAGTAGCCAAATATAAGAACAATGAGATTAAACCAATCTTATTCCCAAACATTATTGATACTGTAGGACGTAATTATAACAACGCTAATGTGTTAGTGGAAGTGAATGATATTGGTGGACAAGTAGCAGATATTCTACAGTTTGATTTGGAATATGATAACTTATTAATGTGTGCAATGAAAGGTCGTGCTGGCCAGATAGTTGGGACTGGATTTTCAAATAAAGCACAGCTGGGAGTCAAGATGACTAAAGCTGTTAAAAAATATGGCTGTGCTAACCTAAAAGCATTAATTGAAGATGATAAATTATTAATCCCAGATTATGATATTATTAGTGAGTTGACCACGTTTATTCAAAAAAGTGATACATTCAATGCAGAAGAAGGTTGCAATGATGACCTTGCGATGTGCTTGGTTATTTTTTCTTGGTTAGCAACTCAACCTTACTTTAGGGAGCTTACTTCAAATGACGTTAGGAAAAGAATTTTTGAAGATCAAAGAGAGGCTATTGAACAGGATATGGCTCCATTTGGTTTTATACTGGATGGCTTAACTGATAATGAAACAACTTTTGTAGATACAAAGGGAGACTACTGGACTTCAGCTACAGATAACAAGT